ACTGCACGCTCAGCCGAAAAATTCCAGTACGCCTTCAACTTATCCATCCGTGTTCTCCACTCTCTTATCGTCATACGCCGCCCCAAAAATGTAGGACGTGAGAATCAAACTTATCAGAGCAACCCCACCCGTAATTAGATCGCCTGCACCGAGCCGGTCTTGCCACACCGCAACAATCGATGACACAACAAGGGCGACACCGAGGGCGAACGCCGCGAAAATGTATCGGCGTCTAATCTTCCACTTAGGGTTGCTCATCGTGTCAGCACCGCAATCAACGGCGACACTACCGCGGCGAGGAAACCGAACGCACCGATGGCCTGCCACATCCGCATTTCGAGTTTACGAATCCGTAGCTCGTGGTCTTCAATCTTTAGCTCGCTATCGGGCAGACTGTTAGCAATTTTCTCTAACAGTTTCCCTTGCCGTTGCACCTCAAGATAAATGTCCCGCATGGAAACCCTTACAGCCAAAGCTTCTTGTTCGTCACTCATCGGATTGCGCCTTCGTTGATCGCCCGCTGTAGGGCACTGATAGTTAGGCGCCCCCACACCCCATCGGGTTTCACGTCAAGAAGAAGCTGTACAGCCCGTCGAGTGTTTGGCCCGAACACCCCGTCAGGTTTCGCCCCAGCCCATTTCTGCATAGCTGTGTAGGTCATTCTTCCCGGCCTGCCGTCGATACGGCCCAGAGGGAACCCGGCGTTAGTGAGTGCAGTCTGGAAAGCTTTCCACGTGTTGCGACCCAAACGTCCATCGACCTTAAGCAGTGCAGGCTTTACGACTACAGCAGCACCGTCAAGGAAAGGTACGGGGTCGAGCGTGTCACCCCAGCGTCCGCCACGTTTTCTGACCTCAAAATGGAGATGGTTGCCAGTACTTGCACCCGTAGTCCCAGAGGTGTAAATAAAATCGCCCGTCACAACCCGTTGCCCTTTACGCAACCCGGTACGGTGCGCCCCATGATAGTAGACCGTCACAATCTGCCCATGGTCAATCAAGACTGTATGCCCACCACCGCGAGGGCTCCACCCAATCTTGACCACAACACCATCACCCGCAACAGTTACCGGGAACACCCCTGCAACATCGACCCCGTGATGAAAAGCCCGCCTACCCGTAATAGGGTGACGCCTCCAACCGTAAGGACTTCTCGCGTTGATTGTTCGACCGTCAGGCCAAGGGTTCCGCAACCTCATCAGACCGCCTCAGGGTAAGGGTTTGCATCCTTCACAGCCTGCACAGCATCCAACCATGCCTGCTCCGTCACATCGCCACGTTGAAACTCAAAAAATAGCGGGTCAGTGGTCGCCTGGTATTCGGCCTGTCTTGCCTGCTCCACTCGCGCATAGGCTGTTTCGTATTGCACCTCAGCCCATAAAGCTTCCAAAGCTTTTTTCGTAGGCTTCGGTGTATCTGAAAGCCAGGTGAGCCCGGTGTAGTCGTCACCGTCAAGCGTCCACTCACTGCTCGCATATTTGCTGGAAAGAATTGTTGGAATATCCATTAGCCCGCCACCTCCATAAGAGTAATAGTGCTGGCGGTTCGTGCCGCAAGATTGCCACCGTCGGCGTCGCTGTGTGAACGGTTTACATAGCCAGTCGCTGCCGACTCAACCCGCATTTGCACCTTGTAGGTTGTTGAAACAGTGGCCGATGGTGAATCCAAGAAACTTATATTTACTCCTACGTTTGCGTTTCCTAGGAGCTGGTAAGGGTAAACCGCGCTTGACCTTACTCTTGTGCCTGCCGAGTCGCCTATCGCCAAGTTTGTTGAGCCTCTGACTAAACTGTGAAAAGCGTTTCCGCCAGAGCCACCACCCTGCAAATCAACGAAAACCATAATTTTACTAGAAGTAGAAGACGGCGTGATGTTCAGGGTAAAACCCGTTATGTCTAGGAACGAAGTGCTTGTAGTGGAAAACGTATCCGTCTTCGTTGTAGACACAACCTGCAACACACTCCCCGCAGGCAAATCCGCCCGAGTAATAGCAGGCGACACCGGCCCCCACACCGTCGTATACAACTCCAACGAATCCGTATCCTCCAAATACGTCACCATACCCTCAGACGGAGAACCCAAAGCCGCAGTCCTTGCAGCAGCATCCGCAAACACCATGACCGCCTGATCCATCAGGTTCGTATTCACCGCACCCGCAGTCAAAATTTCGTTCGCAACAAACACTTTTCTAGGCAAAACTGTTCTCCTTAAAAACCGAGCACACCATCAGCGTCCAGTCTACCAGCGGGGTCATCATCAAGAATAAAGAAATTGAACTCGAGCTCCTCAAAAGCAAACGTCACCCGGTGCGAATCGATACCGACCTGATGGGATATACCAATAACCCTGTTACGCAAAGCAATACGGTCACCAACACCGTTAGGTGTGTAAACAAGTTTCGCCTGGTCACCCAACTCAAGCCCCAACACATCCGCCCGTTCACTATCACTTATCGCCCGCAAATTTACTGTCACAGCCTCCACACGAAACTCAGGCTCACCATAACGCGACGCAATATAATCCGCCAACCCCTGCAACGAACCAGAAGCCAAAAAGGTTTCCACCGACCGCGACACAACACCATAAACAGTTTGCGAACCCACATTCGAAGCCGTCACCGTCCCCTCCGACGACGACACCACCACATCGTTCGCCAACAACTCCGCCCCATACGTTGTAGCAACCGCCTCAAAAATTATGCCCGAACCCTCATCCGAAAAAGTTACCGCCCCAGCATCCTGTGAAACAAGCCGTTCACGAAAAGCAAACTCGCCCCCCTTCGACATAAAAATAAGTCCAGCCTCAGACTCCTCAACCCCCTGCAAATAAGTGAGAGCGTTACCATCAACCACACCCGCAGCCAACGTCGCATTCCCATCCTGGATATCACGTTCCAAAGCAGGCCACGCAACCTTCGCCCCATCCAATACACGATTCACCCGCGCCCCAGACAACTCCTCAACCGCAGTACCACCCGAATTCAGCTCCCGAGCAAACAAAGAAAAAGCGTCAGACCCAGACAACGACGCAACCGACAAACCACTCAAAGCGTAATCAAAATTCCAATCATCAACCAACCCCGTAAACACAGCACTACCATCAGCAACCACCCGCACCGGCTTCCGAGGCACCACATAACGCACCAAATCCGACCCCGCATTCAACGGATCAAACCGCCGGTCTTCATTCCTAAACGACACCGAAACCTGCCCCGCACTCGTCCGACCCAAATCCCTATTACGACCACGCGAAACACCCACCGAAATCACATCCGACGACACATCAACAAACGTCACACCACCATCCAACCGGTTCACATCCAACCGGCCCTGCAAAGGACTATCCAAAGTAAACCCGTCAAACGCCCCCAACTCCACCGTCACCGACATCAGACACCCACAAACACACGGCCAGAAGAACGCTCATAAGTTTTTATTGCAGACACAATCTGCTCCCCCAACTGTGCCCCACTCGAACCCATACCCGCATTCACCGTAATGTTATACGTCGCACCCATCGACCCCATCCTGTCCAACGGAATAACAGCCTCAGGGCCAGCCTCACCAATGAGGGCGTTCATCGGGCCGGTCACAATACCACCGTCAGCCAAAGCCACCCGAGGCAACGAAATTTTAGACAATTCAGGAAGGTTAAAGCCGATAGTGAAAGCATCCGAAAACGCATTCGCAGGCACATCAATTTTTAGCCTGTTGAACGCCCGAATAATAGCGTTCACCCCACCAATAACATTGTTAGCGAAACCCTCAAACATCCCAATCATGCCGTTCACAATGCCACCAAAAAAGTCTTTAATGCCCCCGAAAACATCCGCGAAAAAGGTTGAAAACTCTCCAAGAAACGCCATAAATGTTTCGAACTTCTCTACCAGGAAACCTATCGACGACACAAGCAACACTGCCAACATCTCCGCCACAACCTCGAAAATAGGCATCAGGAAGTCGAGCAAATCAATCAGCACCGGCAAAACCGCTTCAACCAAAGGCAAAAACGCTTCAATCAACGTGATAACGATCGGTGCTAACGTTTTGATAAGGTCAGCCACCACAGGCAACAACGTTTTAATAATAGGAATTAGCAGGTCAATCAACGTCATAAACACCGGAAGCAAAGCATCCAACGCAGACATAAACACATCCGCAATCACCGGTGCCAGTTCAGCAAACACCGGCAACAACTCATCCAACAGCTCAACAAAGACCGGCAAAATTGTCGCAATAATCTCAAAGAAAATCCCCGCCAACTCCCCAATGATAGGAATCAATGGCAAAACAGCGCCAAGCAACATCGGCAACATGCCCACAACTTTTTCCAACACCGGCGCCAAATCAGTAAATGCCTGCGCCAACTGCTCACCCAAAACTTCCAACACCGGCTGCAAACCCTCAACCAAACTAGCAAACACCGGCAACAACGCCGCCCCAGCAGTCTCCTTAATGTTGTCAAACGACAACTTCAACTTATCCGACGCATCCGCCGTAGCGGCAGCAACCCCCCCATACTGAGACTCAAGCTCACCAAGGATAAGCTCCTGCGCACCAATCAAATCGCCAGACTCTTGCAGAACCCGAATCTGATCCTTCTGCTGATCCGTAAAAACCGTACCGGTACGCGACAAAGCAGAAATACCCTTTATAGGGTCTTCGAGCGCCTTACCCAAAGCGAGAGCGTTCGACTCTGCACTACCAAACCCGGCAGCAGCCATATCAAACGCAGAAGCAGTTGCGCGATCAAACGCCCCCCCCGCCTCATCAGCCGAACCAGATAACTGCTTAAACGAGAGAAGCTGCGCCTGCACCCCTTTGATAACTTTGTCATCAACAGCGAAGTTCATTTCCTGCTGTTTGGCATATTCCGCTAACCGGTCAGTGACAGCACTCGTCGCATCACCAAAAACGCCGGTCGCGGCAGCAACAGCTTCCAGCCGTGACTGTGCGGTGGCGGCAGCCTCAGCAGCAAGAACAGACTCCTTCGCAAAGTTACCTATCGCTTTAACAGAAAACGCTGCACCCAGCGCGAGCGCAATCTTGCCAACCTGCTTACCGAAACCCTTCAGCGCGCCCTGCGCTTCATTCAAACCCTTAGGGTTGAAGCTTGAGACGACCGGTAAACTAATAGCCATTAGCGCTTACCTTCCCGAAGCTTGCGGTTTACTTTTTCCGCATACTTATTCAACACCTTCACCGCAATAGCTCTCACCGAAGGCTCCCGACGGTAAAACTGGGGGATCACCCAGCGGCCACGATCACCCAAACCATAACCGGCGGTCTGCAACCCCTTCACAAGGTTGAGGCCCCGCTGAGTCATTCCACCCCCGTCCTTACCCTTGTTGGCAGTGCCCGCCAGCTCAAGAATGTTGAACGCAGGCTGCTTAAGCTGGATAGCCACAAGTTTTTGTGTCCGTCCGGGCTTTGCTCTCCCCGCTACCGAAATGCTTGCAGTAGGTTTGCGCCACAGATAGGGAAGCTCCCCACCCTTGCCCTTAGTGAAACCCGAGAGAGGACTTTTCGCGGGAGCGTTTCCTGCAAGGGATTTAGCTACCGGCTGTAACTCTGAACGAAACTCCCGCCGAAACTCTTTTACCAAATCCGTATCAAGAGACTTCAGCTCTTTAATAATCGCCGTATAGTCTTGAGGGGTGACAGTGAAGGCTGCTGGCATAATACTTCCATTCTACTTCCGCCCCCGCTTACCACTCTGAGCCTGCGAACGCGAAACAATATATCGAGCCATAGTCCACAACATTCGTGGATCCAACTGCATCAGCTCCCGAGGACTAATCCCCGTCTCCACCGACAAAGCCGCAATCTCCCAATGAAGGCTAGTTT